TTACATACTACACTCAGATTTTGTCGAAATCTGACGCTGTAGTGAAGATCGTTTCCCAAGCTCCAAATACCCCTCTCGAAAAATTTCAAGCGGACGAACCGTTCCAAGTTGGTTGGGATGACCAAGCAGGTGGGGTAGCCTACTGTGACAAGCTCACTAAAGTGCCAGAAATATATGATATTCGCGGAATTGAAATTCGCGAAAGATATTTTAGAGCGAATCAGCATGTACCCGTATCTGCAAAGATGGCTAAAGTCTATTCTAGGACTCCGTGTTTCCTCGGTAGAAGTGCCGTACATCATTCCGCCCCAACGGCTCCGATCACTGATATTCTTAGGAACGCTCAGATTTCCTACGACCAAGCAACGGGTATGCCCGTGGAATATAACGAAGATTTCCAGGCTATGCAGGTTGAAAACGGCGATGTTGAATTCAACCTCAGCAACTTACGCTGGAAGCTCGATAGAGACCGTCTAAAGTTTAATCGGACACATGTTGAAAAATATGATGTTAGATCGAACCTTAGGACTGCGCAGCCGTATCCGCGACCTAGGACTCGTAAGCAAACTCTACTCGCACTTCAGAAACGTAATGCCAATGCATTCCGCGTCGCAGCTCCATGCGACCCCGTCGAGCAAGCTCAACACGTCGTCGCTCACGTGCTTGATGTCATAGGCGTTCCCGACTGGCGCACCGTATCAAAACGTTTTAAAGAGAAACCAGCTTGTATAAGCAGAGAGTCTATTGATTCATACCTTATTTCTATTGGTCAGAGCAAATGGCATACTTTCGAGCAAGACTTTAATGCGAAGAATTCTCAGATTTTTACTGCTAAGCTACTTTCTAGTTATCAGTGTACTATAAAGGTGGAACCTAAAAACCGTCTTGATCCGAATGCCCTTGGTGAGTTTCAACCACTCCAAACCGTTATTCATCACGAATCTTTTATAAACTTATTATCCTCATTCTTCCGGATAATCACCGAAAGGCTCCTCGAAATTCTCGATCCTAGAGTCTGTGTTCAGATTCGTAAAAGTCAGATAGATCTTGAAAATCATTTTAACACCTTTATAGGGCTTCAGCCATTTCAGAGTGTTGAAAACGATTTTGGTAAATTTGACAAATCGCAGTTTGACGAGACGTATTCAATCGAGGAAGAGATGTTTTCTATTCTTGGGCTTGATGAGTTTATCGGTTGGATGTGGGCGAATAGTTATCTTGAAAAAGATATCCGCGTAGTAGAGCACGCAATTAAAATGGTTCTATACTATCAGAGGAATTCTGGTACAGTTACAACTGGTCTCGGTAATGTTATTGTCAACATCATTACTACTGTATACGCTATGCGTCTACAGAGGGATTCGTATCTCGCCATCTACGCTGTAGGAGACGATTCGAATTTCATTCTTAAAGATGATTTTCCGATTGACCCCGATGAGATCACCACCGATCTGGCTACGTATTTTAACCTGGAATCAAAGATACTTACCGGAATGGGAATTTATTTCTGTTCAGCTTTCTTTGTCTATAACGGTCAGAGGTGGTATATTCTTCCCGATCCAATTAAGAAGACCGAAAGGCTTTCTTTACCCCTAAACTCTCAGTCTGCATCCGATACCTACGTTGATCGGTGGAATAGTTTACGCGATCTGTGTAAACATTACACCGATGCAAACGCAGCGGCTCAGCTAAACGAACAATGCCTCTTGAGGTATGGTCGCGGCCCAGTTATGGGAATGATTCATGCTATCGTTACGGCGATGGGTGATTTTAAATCTTTTATGGCTCTCTTTCAGAGAGCATAGTGTTTCTTTTATTCACTATTACAACTTTGTGACCCTTTTTGTCACAGTTAACTCTTTTGTTGTACTATATTTATTATCACCTATTCCGTTACTTTGTATTTTTCAATCTTTATAACTCCACAACCATTCTCCGGTCCTTAGTTCCTAAAGTAAAATCTTACTTCACGATGACTGTCACTGTTTTTGCTACCTCGATTGCCCGCACTAATATCTTAAACGAGTACCTTGGGTACATGGATAACCTTAAGACCATCCGCTCAGATACGCCTATGCCTCTCTTTATAGGTGTGTACATTCCTACTCACGTATGCCCCCATGGTCTCCAAGGTATAATGGATACTGATCAAGTTTCCGTTATTCACCCATGGATTGATGAGATCTTTCAAAACATCAACGACTTGATAATCAAAGGTAAGAAAACGTTAGCGCATCAAATGTACTTAGATTCACGAATGACCCTCACTGAAATAACTACCACAAATGCAGCTAGTGCATTGGTTATTCTTTCAGGCGGTCATACCCTTACTTTATAGTTCCTAAAGTAATAACATAACTTGTATATATGCCCTGTCGTCTTTTCATTATTATTTCACTCTTTCTTTTCATTCTTTTTGGATTTTTCACTCTATCTCATCTGTATAGTCAAAAACTCAACGAAACGTTCATCATTGAAACTGTTTGTCATCATATAGTCTGTCTAAGTAATTCTATTTCTCCTCAGCTGAAAGTCGATTACCTATAGTTCGTATATGTCTTTTGTATACTACTCTCTTACTTCCACTTTCGGTCTGCCTCTAATAGCCGCTGAGTCGGTTTGTAACTCTAATTGGACAACTCCTAGACAACTAGCAAATTTCATTCAGTTCTGTTCCTCCCTAAATTTTTCTGATTACGATTCTAGGAATCTTGCGCTTTCACAAATTAATAAGTTAAAGATTCCAAAATTCTTCGATACCTATTCATTCGACCCTACAGCCTTCTTGTTGATTCCTCCTCGAGTCCAAACGAGGTTTCCGCCGTTTGGTACGTTTGTATTGTATAACTCGATCGATTGGTCTGAGGCATTGCAAAATCTCTCATCTGCGTTGTCTTATCGTGATTCAGACGGAAGTATAGACATTCCAAAGAGTAATTTTCTAAGTGCCCTAGCTAGTTAGATAGCCTGTTTAACCTTCGTAGTTCTTTTTACGATAGGGCTACGTACGAGTTATTTTCTGTTCTTGTATGGGCTATATACCCGCCCG